CGACCCCCTTTTCATAACATTTATTTTTAATAAAGTAAACAATGGCAACAGTACCATCAGGTAACAGAAAACCTACAAAGAAAAAAGTATTTTCATTAGCAGATTATAAGAAAAAAGCAAATTTAGTTGATATTCCAGACAAACCTGTGGATTGGATAACATTATCAAAAGCAATACAAACAACAACAGGATTAATAGGATTCCCAAGAGGATATATATCATTATCACGTGGATTCTCCAATACAGGTAAATCAACATCAATATTAGAAGGAATTGTTGGTTCACAAAAAGCTGGAACGATACCAGTTATTATTGACTTGGAAAACAATATTGGTAGACATAGATTGGCTGAAATGGGTTTTGATTGGAATGGAGATTATATTAAGGTTGATAACGCATATCTATTAAACACTTTTGGTAAGAAAAAACTTGCAACAAGAAATGAAGCATCTATTGAAGATTTAGCAGCATGTATTCATGATTTTATTAATCAACAAGAAGCGGGTTATATACCAAATAATTTGGATTTCTTTATTGATTCAATCGGTGTATTAAATTGTGTTAAATCAATCAATGCTAGTGAAAAAGACACATCAGATAATAATATGTGGAATGCAGGTGCTTATGAACATTCATTTAAATCATTATTGAATACAAGAATTCCTGCTTCAAGAAAAGAAAGTAGTGAATTTACAAACTCATTAATAGCAGTTCAAAAGATTTGGATTGATAATATGGGTGCAGGTGTTGTAAAACATAAAGGTGGTGAAGCATTTTATTTTGGTTCACGATTAATATATCATTACGGTGGTGTAGCAACACACGGTGCAAAAGCAGTATCTGCAACATCTAAAAAGAAAGAAGTTAATTTCGGTATTGAAGCAAAAATCAGTGCTCCTAAGAATCACATTGACGGACCGCTCGGTGGTATCTCAATGGACGGTAAGATAATATCAACACCACATGGTTTTATTGGTGCAGATGCTGATAGCATTGCTGAATATAAGAAAGATAAACTTTTATATTTTAGAAGAATCTTGGGTGAGGAAATCAATGCCGAAGATATTATGTTAAAATATCATACAATCAATACAGTTGGTGATGAAAAGGAAATGGGTGTTGATGATCTTAATCAAACAATGAAGACCAATTTTCCGAATGTAGATACCGACACTGGTGAAGTAAAAGAGTAACAATGAAACTTAGAACGTTAGTAGTAGATTCTTCTTTTCTCTTGCAAAGATCATTTCATGGTGCAAAGAATACCTATACTCCTAAATATGGACATATAGGTGCTCTGTATCAATTTCTTACAACAACAAGAAAGTTAATTAAAACCCATATGATTAATAAAGTGGTTTTAATATGGGATGGTGAAAATGGTGGTATATTCCGTCATAACATTGATCCTGCATATAAAGCCAAAAGAAAGGATAAGAAGTGGAATGAAAAGATCGTACTCTCTGAGAAGGAAATTCAAAGAGAGGAAGAGAAAAAAGAATCTATTTTAAAACAAAGAAAAAGAATTCAAGAGTATACAGAAGAATTATTTCTTCGTCAAATTGAAGTTGATGATGTTGAAGCAGATGATCTAATTGCAAAGTACTGTGATAAATTCCATAACGAAGAAGACATTTATATCTATACCAATGATAGAGATTTTGCACAACTATTAGATTTGAACATTACAATATTGTTTGATAATATTGATACACCAATAACAAAAGATAATTTCTTATTTAAATTTGGTTATCATTATAGAAATGCATTAGCAATTAAGATTATTGAAGGTGATACGTCAGATGAAATTGTGGGTGTTGGTGGTTTAAAAGAAAAAACATTGTTGAAACACATTCCAGAACTAAAGTTCAAACCAATGATGGTTAAGGAAATATGTGCAAAAGCGGATAAGATCAATAAGGATCGAGTAGAAGGTAAACCTAAAAAACCACCACTTAAATCGTTAGAAAACCTCGTAAATAATATTGATAGGTTGATGTTGAATTATAAATTGATTAATTTAAGAAAACCTTTTTTAACGAAACAAGCACTTGAAGAACTAGAGCAATTACAAATGCCATTGTCTGATGAAGATCGTGGAAGTAAATTTTTGTTAGAATTAATGAAGGAAGATGATTTTCTAATGGCATATGGTGGAACATTTCCAAGTTACGTAGAACCATTCTATCCTATTATAATGAATGAAAAAAGAATACTCAAGGAATATTATAAAAATAACGAAAATCTTGTGTAAACATATTGATTTTCAACATAATTTCGTTATCTTTGTATAGCAAACAGATTTATTAACCTTTTAAACATAAAAATATGAGCGAAAAGTCACACGAAAACAATTTCAAGTTTGGAGTATATCAAAACGGTTCTCAAATTGTTGAACGAGTATTTTCGGCTGATGTATTTAATCCAGTCATAAGATACTCTGTTGATATTCGTGATATGATACCTACTATCATAGCAAAACTCCAAAAGACCCTTTCTCGTAGAAACCTAAATTTCCAATACGGAAGAGGTAATGGTAAAGACTATGATCTTTTGAAAGAATACAAAAAGATTTTAGATGGTAAAGTTGTAGGATATCCCAACAAGTTGACACGACCACCTATTGTTACTCAAGTGATTAACAAGAAAACAATTACGGGTGTTGAATGTAAATTCGGATTATACATTAATGGTAATCCTATTGTAGAACGTAACTTCTATGTAGATAGTTACAATCCTGCATCAAGATTTTCTATTGATATTGTGGAAGTCGTAAACGATATCACTTACGATATTCATAATAAGTTAAAGATTGCAGATGTGAAGCATATGTGGAGTGATTATGATTTAATTAACGCATATGGAATCTATATTCATCAGATTCGAGAACTATCTAAGGATCAACGAGCAAAAATGTTGATGAATAGAAAGAATAGTACATATGTGAAGCAAATGCGTTCTCATTTTAGACGACAATTTCAACAAAAAAACAACAACTAATGAAAGAAAATTTAACTTGTAGTTGTGGGTATGGTGATGGAGCACACCACCCACTGGGCAAAGGAAAATGTTGTAGGTATCATGTAACAGAGGAAAACGAAATACCTAAAAACAGAAGATTAGTAGACAAAGAATTCGGGTTCACTAAACCTGTTTGGATTTGGGATATTGCTGATTATTGGATTACCGAATACACCCTGTTTGAGCAACGTCTATATTCCCAAGATGAAAACGGAAACTGGTCAAGACCGAAATCAAAAGATTCGGTAAACTCTCTTGAGGGTGATTGGTAAAATAATTTTAACATAAAATATAAGCAAATGACAGAAGAATATACCTTCTCAGGATATTTGGGTCCTGACTTTCAAACAAAATTGGTTTGGCAAGTCGTAACGGAATCTGAATTTGGTGAGAAAATAATACCCAGTCTACAAGTTTCTTACTTTGATGATCCAAATTTGAAACGAATGTTCATAGTAATTGCTGAATTCTTTAATGAGTTTGGTAAAGTACCCAACCTTCAAAATCAAAGTATATATGCTGCAATTAAAAAATATAAAGTCGAAGGTGATGCAACTGACGAACTTATATTAGAAAGTGTAATCGAAAAAATAAAGAACTGGAATGATAGAGTTCTAAATAAGAACTTAGATTATGATGGTGATGTAATTCAAAAAGAAGCATTCCTATTTATTAAACAACAAGAATATCGTAAATTATCAGACTACATACACACCAAAATTAAAACTGGTGATATAAAATCAAAAGTAACTGTTCAGAATATTGAACAAAAAATCAAAGACATTAATGATATTGGTGATGATGAAGATTATGGTATAGAAATCTTTGATGATATTGAAAGAGCATTAAGAAAAGAACATCGTAATGCAATCCCAACAGGTATTAAAGGAATTGATGAAGTTATTGGTGGTGGACTTGGTGGTGGAGAAATCGGTATTGTCCTTGCAGGAACAGGTGTTGGTAAATCTACAATTCTAAGTAGGTTTGCAAATGAAGCATTAGAGCATGATAAGAACGTACTTCAAATTATTTTTGAAGATAATGAGGACGATATTAGACGTAAACACTTTACAATATGGTCTAAAGTACCATTACAAGATATTGACGATAATAGAGACTTTGTTTTTGGACGTGTTGTTGAACACCATAAAACATTGGAAGGTAAATTAATTATTAAAAAATTCTCACAAGAGAATACAACCATTCCAGATATTCGTAGTTGGATGGAACGTTATGAAAAGAAATTCGGTATCAAATTTGATATGGTTATAATAGATTATCTTGATTGTATTGAACCACATAAAAAATCAGTTGATCTTACTCATGGTGAAATAAATATCGTTAAAGCATTCGAAGGAATGGCATCAGATTATAATATACCGTGTTGGACAGCAATTCAAACTAATCGTCAAGGATTAGATGCAGAATTTGTTTATACTTCACAAATGGGTGGTTCTATTAAACGAGCACAAAAGTCTCACTTCTTAATGTCTGTGGCAAAATCACTGGATCAGAAGCAAGCAGGTACAGCAAACATATCAATTCTTAAAGCGAGATTTGCACAAGATGGTCAGATGTTTAAAGATTGTATTTTCAATAATAATACAATGGAAATTAGAACAACTGATGGTGGTGTTAGAAAAAATAATATGGATCAATATGGTATTAAAGAAATTGATGCGGATACATTAAATGCCAAAATTCATAGAATTGATGATGAAGTTAAGACTAAAGATGTACCTAAAGATGAAGATGTTTTTGATATGAATAGCAAAGAAGCATTAAAAGACTTGCTTGATAAGGGTGATGGTGAAGAAAAAAAGTATGATGATCATAAAGATTTTTTAGATGAAAAGTCTAAGACTCAGATAGTTACGAAAAAGAAGCCAAAAAAATAATAATTTTTTATAAAATTTTGTAACCTTTTGTGATAATCTTCGTATTTAATAGTACACAAACGAAAAACAAAAACAAATTTTAAAAATTACTTGACAATAAGAAATTATTAATATACATTTGCAAACCCATTTCGGAAAAGCCGAATGGAAAGCAAAAACGTTCTTTAACATATTGAAAATATTTGAGGGTGCTTATGCTCTCTTTTTCCTTCGGGAAGAAAGTCTCAAACCTTCGGGTGCGAGAAAGATAAACTCAGAAATGAGGATAAAGGTTTGTGGGAATGCCCAATTGTCCCGCTTTCCGACTTCTTCGGAAGTTCAAGTAAGCACTACATTACATCCTGACCCTGTTGGGGAGTGCCTAACGGTCTAACCAGCAGGGGGGTAACCACAGGATGTTGCAATAAGGGTTGCAACATTGACATGGAAACATGAATAAGTGTAAATGTAGGGATGATGTTCGTAGTGGTCACCAGCCACGTAGAGCAAGCATCCAATTAGTAACTTAAACCGTAAGCTGAAAAGCTGGTTCTCTTCGGAGAGTCGGTGGTCATAAGGTAGGAGGGTTACATAATAGCGGATTGGTATACGTATGGGGTTGTGTAGTATTTACCGTTCAAAAGACGGCAAGCTATTCCACAACCGCAACCTCAAAACTCCGATTGGGTGTAAAAAGTTTAAGGCTTTTGTACTGAAAACAGAAAGTTCATATCAATGGAAAAAGGAAAAGTGTTGTGGCGTTGCACTCGGAAAGTCGCACAACTCGTTATTGTAACGGGGCGAGTCCGTACCCAATCGGAACGTGTGTCGTGGATGATTATGCTAGGCATCTAGTTAACTTGTTATGAAAGGAATAAGGTAGTTATGAAGTGGCAGAAGATGATGTAACGAAAGGTTTGGTTGACCATATCAACTTGCGATGGTAGCTTAATACTGGAAACGGTGTTGGACAATGAGAGAACCAATAATGCTCTCAAGGGTTGCTGTTAAAACTTGTAGTCTCAGAGTTTTATTTAAAAAAAATTAAAAAGTACTTGACAAATTAAAATATCTTTTTTACATTTGCAGAGTATTTAAAATATACGGGGGAGTAGTGTAAACTACAACAAATATAGTAAAACTACTCCTGAATAGGAGAACTGATTATATTTTCAGTAAAAATGGATAAATTTTGTTCTTGAAAAACGAAAAATTCGGTTCGATTCCGAACTCCCCCGCTTAACTTTCTACAATGGTAGAAAACGTTCTTTAAAATATTGAAAGTACCCTTGGGTCTAATAATGGAGATAAGACCCTTTATTCTTGAGAGGTTTTGACTGCTGGCAAACCGTTAAATATAT